TATATGATATTGCTGATGATATATCATACAATGATAAAACAAATTACACGCTTCAACACTTTAAAGAAAGAATAAATATATACAATGAAGAAGATTTTAATTATGAAATCCATAACGTGGAGTTAACCAATGACAAAACAAGAAGTTAGTATTATAAAGATTATTAAACTAGTCAATGGTGACGACATAGTTTGTATTCTACCTAAAGAACAATTGGCTGAGAAATCGCCATTGTTAAGAGTATCAAAACCACTACAAGTAAAATACGTTCCACAACTTACTCCACAAGGTGTAAAAGATTATGTGGCTCTAATAAAATGGACTGGTTATTCTAAAGATCAGATTGTAACCATATCAAAAGATAAGATTATGACTATTACAAATGCCACCGACTCAATGACAAAGAGCTACCACCATATTGTAAAAGATTATGATAAAGAAAATCTTAAATCGCTTGATAATACAAAGTATCAAAAAGAAAGATTAAATGATGATGTAAACAAAGAAATAAACGAGATATTTGACGAGTATGAAGATGAGGAGTTTGATGGAACTTATAAAAAGACTCTACACTAACTTATAGTATCCTCTATTAACGCTCAACACGCTTCATTATATACACTTTTCGTCAAAAGTCAACGCTGATTTGAAATGAAATGAAAAAAAGTGAATGGATTATAAAAGTAACTTATAATAGTGATAACTGGAAGAAATATTGTGAACTTACTTACCCCTTTAAAGGCACTCCTAAAACACTCGAAAAAAGAATTTGGAAACACTATAATGAAAAGTATGAAAACTATGGTAAGGCAGAAGCTGTAGTAGTAGAATTAATTGTAGATTAATCTGCTCAAAACATTGACATTTTGAAAGGAATGTAGTATATTATAATTATGGCAGCAAGAAAAGAACATTACGTAAATAACAAAGATTTTTTAGAGGCAATGAAAGCCTACAAAAAAGAAGTAAATAAAGCGAAAAGAGAAAAACGAGAAAAGCCACCAGTGACTGATTACATTGGTAGTTGTTTTTTAAAGATCGCAAATCACCTATCTTATAGACCTAATTTTATTAACTATACTTTTAGAGATGATATGATTAGTGATGGTATTGAAAACTGTTTACAATATTTGGACAATTTCAACCCAGCGAAATCAAGTAACCCTTTTGCTTACTTTACACAAATTATCTATTACGCATTTGTAAGAAGAATACAAAAAGAAAAGAAACAAACTACAATCAAACATAAGTTAATTATGGATAATAACTATGATGATGTAGCACTTCAACCAGGTGATGATAGCGAATTTAAAAATCAGTTTAGAGAATTTTTACAAAAAAATGTAAGAATGGAAGAACCAGTAAAAAAAGTTACTAAAAAGAAAAAAAAGAAAACTAGTAAAGCCACTCTAAACTTTTTTAATTAATTATGAAAATTGCTTTGTTAAACGATACGCACTTCGGTGCGAGGAACGATAGTCCAGCATTTTTGGATTACTTTATGCGTTTCTATAATGAGATATTTTTTCCATATCTAAAAGAACATAATATAAAAACATTTGTTCATTTGGGTGATGTGGTTGATAGAAGAAAATTTATCAACTTTAAAACAGCACACACCTTTAGACAAAAGTTTATGAAAAGATTATGGGAAGAAGGTATAGATACTCATATCATATTAGGTAACCACGACACTTATTACAAAAATACAAACGAAGTAAATGCAATTACAGAATTGTGTACGACCTATGATGGTAAACACGAACCGTGGATTTACGATAAAGCAAAGACAGTTAATTTAGGTGGACTTGATATTCTTTTTATACCTTGGATATGTGATGAAAATTACGAACACTCTATAAAAGAAATAGACACAACTAAAGCTCAAGTTGCAATGGGTCATTTAGAGATAAAAGGTTTTGAAATGCATAATGGTGCTTTTAATAATCAAGGTTTAGATAAGTCAATGTTTAAACGATTTGAAAAAGTTATCTCTGGTCACTTTCATAAAAAATCAGATGATGGTCAAATATACTATTGTGGTTCTCAATATGAAATTACTTGGTCAGATTATAAGTGTCCAAAAGGTTTTCACGTATTTGATACAGAAACAAGAGAATTAACAAGAGTACCTAATCCAATTAGACTTCACAAAAAACTTATCTATAATGATAAAGAAAATGATTATACAAAAAAAGATTTAACACAATTTGAAAACACCTTTGTAAAAGTATTTGTTACAAACAAAACAAATGAAGAAATGTTTAACAATCTAATAGATAGATTACATAATACTGTAAACACACACGAAGTAAATATCATAGAAGATTTAAATACTGACATAACAGCATCGGTAAAAGAAAATATATTAGAACAAGGTGAAGATACACTTACATTTTTAGGTAACTATGTAGAACAAATAGATACTGATTTAGATAAAAATAAATTAAAGAAAGTTGTAAAAGAACTTTTTACTGAAGCAATTGAAAAATGATTTTATTTAAAAAGATAAGATGGAAGAATTTTCTTTCCACTGGTAACACGCCTGTTGAAATAGATTTAAGAAAATCACAATTAACTTTAATGATTGGTGCCAACGGTTCTGGTAAATCAACTATGTTAGACGCTTTATGTTTTTCATTATTTAATAGACCATTTAGACAAATTAAAAAAGAACAGATTGTCAATACAATTAACAATGGTGATACTTTAGTGGAGTTAGAGTTTCAAGTTGGAACAAAGATGTACAAAATTATAAGAGGTATCAAACCAAATATATTTGAAATCTATTGTGACGGTGTTTTACAAAACCAAGATGCGTCAAGTGTAGATTATCAAAATGTATTAGAAGATCAGATATTAAGATTAAATTATAGAGCATTTAAACAGATCGCCGTATTAGGTTCATCATCATATCAACCATTTATGCAAATGCGACCAAGGCATAGACGAGAAGTTGTAGAAGAAATATTAGATATAAGAGTTTTATCTCATATGGATTCACTTACAAGAAATCAACAAACAGAACTTGGTAAAAAGATTGTTGAAGCTAGACACCAATGTGACTTGATTGAATCAAAATATGAATTAGAAACAAGACACTTTGAAGAACTAAAAAATAGAAGTATGGGTGATATTGATATTAAAAGGAGTAAACTACAACAAAACAATGACGCCAAAGAACAATATTTAAGAAAGATACAAAAGCTAGATAGTGAATACAAACAACTTGAAGAAGATATAAAAGAAAAAGATAAGGTTGAGAGTAAGAGAAAACAATTAGAAAAGTTAGAAACAAAGATAGAACAAAATTTACATACACACGAAAAGAGTTTAAAATTTTTTGAAGAAAATGATAATTGCCCTACTTGCACACAAAAAATACAACCAGAATTTAAAGATGAAAAAATAGATTATGAAAAGAAAAAACTTGTAACCTTAAATGATGGTATGAAAGATTTAGTAAAAGAACTATCAAAAGTAGAAAATAAGATTACAGATTTAAACAAAATATCAAATAAGATGTATGATATTAATATTGAAATGTCAAAACTCAATACTTCAATAGATGAAATCAAAAAGTTTAGTGATAGTTTACATAATGAAATAATGTTACTAGAAGGCAAAGAAGAAGATGGTAAAGATGTTGAAGGTCAATTACAAGAACTAAAGAAACAATTAGAAGAAACAAAACTAGAACTAAATAAAATTGTAGAAGAAAAGAAATACATTGATGTTATAAGAGAGATACTTTCTGACAAAGGCGCTAAGGCAAAGATTATTAAAAAGTATCTACCTATTATGAATACACTTATAAATCAATATCTACAATCTATGGACTTCTTTGTTAACTTTCATTTAGACGAGGAGTTTAATGAAACTGTTAAAAGTCGCCACAGAGATGTATTTGATTATAATAGTTTTAGTGAAGGCGAAAAGATGAGAATAGATTTGGCGTTAGTCTTTACTTGGCGATCTATTGCTAAAATGAAAAATAGTGCCAATACAAATCTAATGGTCCTTGATGAAATCTTTGATAGTAGTTTAGATGGTCAAGGCACAGATGACTTTTTTAAGATAGTTAGAAAAATGGAAAAAGAAAACATTTTTATTATATCACACAAAGGCGATATACTTTTTGATAAGTTTACAAATATAATCAAGTTTGAAAAAGAACACAACTTTACGAGGTTACAATATGTCTAAAGAACTAAAATTAATACCACCA